TCACCTATTAGTTCAGCAGCACGAGATGATACTTGATTTGCAACTTGCATTTGTAAGTCAGGATTACTCACAATGACTTGAGCTTGCATCTGGTCCATGTTTTCCATGACTTCATCTTGTGCCATTTGCTCTGCCATAAAACCAATATGTTCTTGTATATGGCCTTGTAATGTCATTACAATCGCTGCGTTAGCTTGCGCCACTGGCGTTGCAATAATCGCCAAATGGGCCTCAATATGCGCCTTATGATTTTGGTCTGGAAATACCTGTAAACTTTTACCACGCATAGCCTCTTGATTTTCTTTAGCTGGGTTCGCAGGCTGCGGTTCAGGTGGGATAGGGAGAATTGAGTCAACATTTGTAACTCCTAAAGCCTCATACATTTTTCTATAAGCTTGGTATAAACCACGCTGTCCCCCATGTAAATCAGGATTACTTTGCACTAACTGTAGTTGAGTTTGAGCCAAAGCAATTCTTTGAGACATTGAAAATATATTTGGGTCTGATACAGGGATAACATCAATCCTACCATCAAAGTCACTAGCTTTTATTTCTGGCGGTGCGCCAGGAACTTCATACATGTAAGCAGGAGGTGTGAATCGAGCAAATAATCCAGCTAAAAGCTTAAACTCTTGTTTTTGTGAATAATGCAAGCGTTTGTGAATAGCGCTCATTACTTTTGTGCCACGCTCCATAATCGCCATAGTTGTGCCAACAGGTGTCTCTCCACCCATTTCAGCAACTTTCATATCTGCCATAGAAGCAAATCTGCGACCAGAATCTACTAAAGTTCCTAAGAGCGAATACAAGGTCTGTGAAGGCTCTTTAAAAGGCAATGCCATAAGAGCTTGACGTATATCCATTCCTGCAACGTCAATGTCTCTGAACTCACCAGGATTTAGCGGTTCATTCTCATCACGAATACGAGCGCCACGAGCCTTAAAACCAGCTGGGAGATTAGATAGCGTTCCTGCATCTATTAACTGTCTTAAAAGACTCGTAGCTCCTTGTGCTAAGTTGCCTATCATATGGGTCAAACCAAACCCATAGAAACCTAATCCTGGCAAGAACTTATAATGCACAAAGTATTGTTTTTTTTGTAAAGGTTTTTCTATGTCATAGTTTCTGCGAATAGATAAAACTTTTCCGCTTTTCTCAATAATAGTCACAATATATGGAAGTTTGATACCTGTGGGCTCTCCATCGGCATCTAAATCTTCAAAACCAGTAAGGTCTAAATCTGTGTGAACTTCATATAAAACAATGTCTTCATTGGTTCCAGATGGCTGAATACCATCTACATCATTAATAGACTCTTGAACTTCACTGTAATCTTCTGCGCCATATCCATCGCCAGGAAGATCAACATCTGTATAAAAACCAGATACTTGAAGCTTTAATATTTCATTTTTGTTCATCTTCACAACATGAGTGACACGAGATGAACTAAACAAATCAGTGGCTGTATAAGGAACTACTAAATCTTCTGCATGAACAAATTTAGAAACAGGACGTTGTAACAATGGGTCAAAATATACTTTTTTGAACG